AAGAGTGGTTGACAATGCAAGGAAAGTGTGTTACACAGACTAAGATACCACTTAAAACAAAAAGGAAGACTTGATGCCATACGTACTAGAAGATGACGAGATTGCAATACTAATCAAGCCTATGGGTGATGGGCGTATTGGTACTTGTATATGTAAGAGTGATGATCATGAGTTGTCTGACGCACAACTAACAGAAACTATGGGTGTGGGCCTAACTATGATTGGTTTGTTTGAGTTGCTTAATGATGATGATGACGGCATCTATGATGATGTTAAGGAAGCTTTAGAAAATAAAATAGAGCGTTTACTAGCAGACAATCAAGTACCACAAGATAATAAGCTAGAGTCTACATATACAGCAGAGGGTAACGTACTACGCCTTAATGCTTTTACTAGAACCAAAGGTAGTTGCTAATATGGCTAAGTGGAAAGAAATGACTATGCCCTTTGAAGTAGACATGGTAGACAAACCACCTCACTACAACACAGCTAACATTGAGTGTATAGATGCAATGAAAGCTATGTCAGAGGGTGCTGATGTATCACCTCATGAGGCGTACTGTTGGCAGAACGCATTTAAGTATATGTGGAGGTGGCCTTACAAGAGTGGCGTAGAGGACTTGAAGAAAGCTAGGTGGTACTTAGACCGTCTAATAGAAGAGGTTGAGAGTAATGAAGACTGAGAAGTTTAGTGTTACCTTTGTCTTATCAGTTGACAAATCAAATAACATATTGTCTTCTCATCCTATGTACTATGAAGAAGACATAAAAGACTTGATAGAGCGTGTTATCTATGATATAGATGACGTAGAAATATCTAACATAAACGTAAGGGATCAGGGATGATTACACAACAAGAAATAAATGACTTCGCTGAGTACGACAGAGAAGACAAGATCAATGACCTCAAAGACTATACACCTCTTGATATGGTCAAAGAGTTTGCTACAGCAATGGATCACCCTCTTGATGAAAAGTATGGTTACAGTAGAAAGCTAGAAGGTCTGCGTTGGTTACTTCTCAAAGAGGAATACAGTGAAGTACGTGATGCAGATGGCCCACAAGAGTTACTTAAAGAGTTAGCTGACTTAGTGTACGTTACGTATGGCTATGCAGCTACCTATGGGTGGGACTTAGACGAGGCAGTGCGTAGGGTACACGCATCTAACATGTCTAAGCTAGGGCCACAAGGTAAGCCAATTAAACGTCCTGATGGTAAAGTATTAAAAGGGTCACACTACTGGAAGCCTGACCTGTCTGACTTAGTATAAGGAAAGTAAATATGAGTAATAACTATCTACCAAGTGACTACCAAACCTTTATTGCAACCAGCCGCTATGCACGTTGGCTTGAAGGCGAAGGACGCCGTGAAACATGGGGTGAAACTGTAGAGCGTTACTTGCAGAACATAGCTAAGACATGGCTCAAGCCTGTTGACCTAGATGAAATGCGTGACGCTATTCTTAGCCTTGAGGTTATGCCTAGTATGCGGTCACTTATGACTGCAGGAAAAGCGGCAGACAGGGATAATACCTGTATGTATAACTGTAGCTACCTACCCGTAGATGACCCTAAGTCTTTTGATGAGGCTATGTTCATCCTCCTTTGCGGGACGGGGGTTGGTTTCAGTGTTGAGCGTCAGTTCATCGCTAAACTCCCTGATGTTCCTAGTCTTTTCCAAAGCGATACGTGTGTTGTCATCAAGGACAGCAAGGAAGGATGGGCTAAAGGTCTCAGACAAGTGTTGGCACTCCTATGGGCTGGTGAAATTCCTAAGTGGGATATTAGCAGAGTTCGCCCTGCAGGTGCAAGGCTAAAAACGTTTGGTGGTCGGGCTAGTGGTCCTGCTCCTTTGGTTGACTTGTTTAACTTTGCGGTTACAACATTCAAGGGCGCACAAGGGCGTAGGTTGTCTAGCCTTGAGTGTCATGACTTAATGTGTAAGATTGGTGAAGTTGTGGTTGTAGGTGGTGTTAGACGTAGTGCTATGATTAGTCTGTCTAACCTTTCAGATGACCGTATGCGTCACGCCAAGTCAGGTAACTGGTGGGAGAATGCAGGGCATAGAGCCTTGGCTAACAACTCAGTATCTTATTCAGAGAAGCCTGATAGTATGTCATTCATGCGTGAGTGGACTGCACTAATGGAGAGTGGTAGTGGAGAACGAGGAATATTCAACAGAGAAGCATCAGTTAAACAAGCTGCAAAAAATGGCCGTAGAGAGTCTTGCTATGAGTTCGGAACAAACCCATGTTCGGAAATCATTCTTAGGCCGAATCAGTTCTGTAATCTTACGGAAGTTGTCATCCGTGCTAACGATAGTCTGGAAGACCTTACAAGAAAAGTCCGTCTTGCAACTATACTTGGAACCATTCAGTCAACATACACTAAGTTCCCCTACTTGCGAAAGGTGTGGGCTACCAACACAGAAGCAGAACGCTTGCTCGGTGTGTCACTCACAGGGATAATGGATAACAAATTAATGACTACGGCTAATGATGGCCTAGCTGATACATTGGAGCATCTTAAAAATGTGGCTGTTTCTACTAACGCTGAGTGGGCTGACCGTCTTGGTATCCCTCATAGCACTGCTATTACTTGTGTCAAGCCCAGTGGAACAGTTTCCCAACTGGTTGACTCATCTTCTGGCATTCATGCTCGTCACTCTCCCTATTATATCCGTACTGTGCGTGGAGATAATAAAGACCCACTGACGGCATTTATGCGTGACCAAGGTATACCTAGTGAGCCTGACGTTATGAAACCTGATGCTACAACAGTGTTCAGCTTTCCTATGCAGTCACCTATTGGTGCAGTGTGTACGGCTGACATGACAGCACTAGAGCAACTAGAAATGTGGCTGATGTATCAACGTCATTGGTGTGAGCATAAGCCTAGCGTTACGATTAACGTTAAGCCTGACGAGTGGTTTGAGGTAGGAGCCTTTGTGTACAAACACTTTGATGAAATGTCAGGTGTGTCGTTCCTTCCGTTTAATGAACATACTTATCAACAAGCACCCTATCAAGAGTGTACTAAAGAAGAGTACTATGAAATGTTAGATATGTCACCCCCTAAAGTAGATTGGAGTTTATTTGATAATTATGAAATAGAAGACAACACATCTGGTATGCAAACTATGGCTTGTACTGGTGATGTGTGTGAAATGGTAGATATAACCTAAAAAGGATATCATAAAATGGTATGGGTTTACACAGTAGTAATGATGATGCTAGAACCAACAACAAGTGAGAAAACTTTCATAGTGTTTTCACCAAACGTAGCCTTTACAACCGAGGAGTCTTGTCAACAATGGAGAGAGGTAGATATGCTAAGGCTATACAATTCAAGACCAAGTGAGACTGCAAAAGCAGTTAGTCAATGCTTCCCATTTCCTTTTAAAGTAGACATAGGGAGTTAATGCAGCTTGATCTTTTTGACTATGCACCACCTACAGAATATCAAGAAGGACTAGAGTGTAATAACTGTGGCGTTGTTCAGCCTGTAGATAACTTTCAACATATGGCATCGGGAGAGATAAAAAGAAAATGTAGGACTTGTGCAAGAAATCAATCTCGCCTAGTTAAGCATTTAAAAAAGTTAAACCCATATCCTAGTGATGATTATTGTTGCCCCATTTGTAATCGTGACATAAATGAAATAGGTAGAAAAGGTCAAAAGATGTTGCAGTCATGGGTGTTAGATCACTGTCACGATACAGAGACTTTCAGAGGATGGGTATGCTTTCATTGTAATACAGGGCTAGGTGCTTTTGCAGATGATAGTAGTAAAGTTAAAAGTGCGTATGAATACCTACTAGCCCACAAACAAAAAACTTGACAACACTTACGATAAGGCTTACAGTGTTGCCATAAAGACACACACATGAAAGGTAGCACACTGTGAACTTAGAAGAAGAGGCACTAAACTATAGCAAAGGTAATAGGCAAATCTTTGTTGAAGACTTAACAAAGCTATGTGAGGGACTAGATAATTTTATAGTTAAACATATAGAGCCTTGCCCAGAGCGTAAGCACGTTATGCAGAGCGTTAGGGATGTTTATTTATGGGCTAGATACTGCTCGGAGTTACATGGCGTAAAGTAAATGTTTCACGTGAAACAAAG